TCGTCCTCCTTGCTGGCCGCGGCGTACGCCGGGCGGCCGTAACCGTGGATGCGTGAGCTGGAACGGCTGACGGCCTTCTGGTAGACGCCGTCGCCGTTGTGGAACTGGCCGTTCAGGGAGCCGGAGGTGTTCCCGCCGACCGTCGTGATGCTGCTCTTCGACACGGCGACGACCAGCTCAACATGGGTGCCGCCGCCGGGCCCGTAGAACACCATGTCGCCGACATGCGGCGTGCTGCTCCAGCGCTTGTTGCGCTTGAACCAGGCGACCGCGACCTCACACCCGGCGGTCTTTGGGTAGTCGGTGTTGGCCTTGCCGCCCGCCATCGACGCCACCCACGACTGGAAGCTCTGGCACCACGGGTAGCCGAAACCACCGTGTGGGTAGCCGGGGATGCGGCCGAGCCAGTCGTTGAACTTGGTCTTGTTCGTCCCGGTCTCGCGGTAGCCGACCTGGCCCTTGGCGATCCGGATCGCCTCTGCGGCGGTGTAGCTCACGTGCTGTCTCCGTCCTCGTCCACGAGCCCGGCGGCCTCGCTCAGCCGGTGCATCTCGATGACGCGCTCAGCGGTGAACACCGGCTCGACGACCTCGTCCGGCTCGTTCGGTTCGGTCACGGCCCCTCCTGGCAGCCCAGGTCGGCCCTGAGCTTGTGGATCTGCTGCTGGACAAGGCGGCCCCGCTCGGTCTCCGCGGGCACCTGAGGTTGGTCGAGGGACGTCAACAGGTCACACCACCGGGCATCGGACTCCCGCTGAACCCGGTTCGTGTACGCCACGTTCGCGACCATGACGGCGACCAGCGCCAACACCGAGAAGGCGATCACCGACACTGCGTACGCTCGCCGTACCACGATCATCCCCGGATCAGCTGGGTGACGACGGCGGCGAAGGCGACGGTGACGGTGAGTCCGAATGAGACGGAGGCGACGGCGACCCGATACGCCCAAGCAAGTCCGTGGCCAACGCTCCCGGGCCGAGAATCAGCCCACCATAGAACGCCAGCAACGCCAGGTCGGGCTGCCCTGTCCAGATTTCCCGGGCCGCTCCGCCCACTCCCACGGCGATGCACGCCAGGTCCCTTAGGACGGTGAGCCATACCGGTCCCCTCCACAAACGATCACTTCCTTCGGTCTGGGCGCGGCGGTCATGGGACTCCTCGGTCATGAGCGGGGCTTTGCTACCTGCAGATCACGCCGTCTCGTAGGCGCCGTTCAGGATGAGCGAGTCGCCGTTGGCCCAGGTAAAGGGAGCGCTCGGGCCAGCGCCTCCAGTGGTGCCGTCATCGCAGGCGATGCGCATGTTGTCGCCGGTCGCCGTCGCAGTAGTGATCCACGCGACCATGCGGTAGCGCCTGGTCGCACTCAGGTCGTTGGCGAATCCGGGCAGCAAACCATCGACAGCCGGGGTGACGGGGAGGCTCAGCCGGTAGAAGCCGGTGCCGAACGTTGTCGTGCTGCCCATGGTGAGCACGATCTTCACCCAGACAAGACCACCCGCCTGGAAGTACTTCCCGGTTATGGTTCCGTTCCCAAGGCTGACCGCCGTGCCGCTGGCGGTCCACACTGGGGTGTAGGCGTTCCATGAGTCCGGGTTGACATCACTGGCGCGGATGATTTCACCGGCGAGCGGCATGGTCCCTCACAAGGCGTAGTAGACGGGCTGGAACAGCGCGACGGCGGTACCGGAGCTGTGCGACTTCACGACGCCGTTGACGCTCCGGACGACTTTGAACGCCTGCGGGCTGGTGGTCCCGGTGATCCCGGCGGACACGACCCGGATGTTGTCGTAGGTGACGACCACGGGCAGCGTGTTGGTGTTGCTGGTCAGCAGCGTGCTGTGGGTGCCGACCTGGCCACTGGTGAACTCGGTGTCGGTCCCGGTCAGCTGGTATTCGGCCGGCTCGGCGTCGCCGTCGGCCCAGATCTTCACCGCGAGGGTGCTGCCGGAGCACAGGCACCGCACGTGGGTGGGGACGTTCGGCGTGTAGGGGATGGTGTTGCTGGCCGAGGCGATCGTGGTAAACGAGCCCGCGACGCGCTTGACGATCTGCAGGTCGATGGTCCCGGCCGTGTCGTGCAAGATCTGGTACAGGTAGAAATTCTGATCGTCGGTGTACCGGGCGACGTAGCCGCCGGAGATCGACGCTCCCGTCGCGGTGACAGGAACGGTGACGCTGTCGTAGATCGTCACATCGGATCCGGCCGGGGTGACCGTGAAATGGCGTTCGTTCACCACGCCGAGCGACACCAGGCCGGACGACCCGTTCACCGAATAGTCCAAGGCGGACCCGCCCGTCACAGACCAGACGGCGCCGGTGTCGGCGGTCCCCCACCCGTTCGACACGGTCCGAGTGAAGGTGTCGGTGAACCCGCCGTCGGTGTCCTCGACGGTCATCCGCTCTCCACCGATCATCACATCGAACGGGAAGGAGTCTGCGTTCGTCGTCCACAGCGGCCCCGACGCGGTCGCGACCGAGATCTCCGTCGTCGTCGGGTTCGGGCTGAGCGCGATCGTCCACAGCGCGATCTGGCTCACCGTCTGCGACGCGGTGACCGTACGGACCGCAGGGGCCGCCGCCACGTTCAAGGTGGTGTCGTATACCGCGTGGGAGTCGTCCTGGCCCGAGCCGCCGTTGCTGCCCGCGTCCATCCGCTCCGTGCTGGAGCTGATCGTCCACGTGTTCGTAGCGCCGGTGGCAGCGTGCCGCTCGAACGCCGACCGGATGATGCCGCCACCCGCCGGTACCGTGACGGCCGGTACGGGCGTGCTGAACGCCGTTCCGGGGGTGTTCGTGCCGGTCGATGCGCTGCCAAGGATGGGCGCGAGCGGGTCGGCGTTCCTGTAGCTGCCTATCCATCCGATGTTTTTGAACGACCCCGTCCACGACCACGTGTAGTTAGCCGGCTCGCTCGCGGTCGCGAGCCGGTAGTACGCCTCGTAGATCACGTTCGACCCAGCGAGCTGAGAGCCGATCAGCGTCCACCCGGCCGGCGGGGTGATGGCGGCCTGGTCGATCTTCCCAATCAGCGCCACCATCACGTCGTTGCGCTTAGTGCCGGTGGGCACAGCCACGACACACGACGTCCCGGCGACCGTGTTATTCGTCTCGGCGTCGGCGACGAACGCGACCGCCGGCACCATCCCGATCGACGTCGCAAGGGTGCTCCCGTCGGACTCCCCGCGGCCAAGGCTGGCACTGTCGTACACCCCGACCCGGTAGGGGGACTCCGGCGTGCAGTTCAGCGTGATCTTGTGCTCGAAGTTCCGCATCGACTCCGAGTAGCCCTGCACCAGCTGGGAGATCTGGTCAGGCGGCAGCCAGGAGGGCGGGTTGTCGACAGTCACCCGGTCGCCGAGCTCAAAGTCGAGCAGCGCGTCGACCAGGCCCGCGTTCGTGACCACGGGGTCGGAGGCAAGGTTCACCTGAAGCGATGGGTAGCGGGCCTCATCGACAGTGCCCTCGTGCGCACGCCACCCGGTGTGGTGCGGAAGGTCGGTGTCGGCTTCGAGGTTGACGTCCGGAGTGTCGGGGTACCGGCCGACTCCACCGTCCTCCGGCTTGTTCACCGACAGCGGGCCGTCGGTTACCTCGACGCGGTACGAAGAGCCGCCCTTGCGGGTCGCGGTGATGTCGTTTCGGACGAGCTGGTCATCGTCGACCGGGTCGAGCGGCCCGGCCAGCTCGCCGGCGGCGTAGTCCAGTTCTATCCGCGACGTCTGGTTGTACAGGCTCTTGCGGGTGCGGTAGCCGAGCCCGAGCACCTCACGTGGCTCGTACATGATGCCGAGGTCAGCGTCGACGCACTCCTGAAGGAGCGTCAAGAGCGTCTCGGTGGTCTGGACGCCCATTGGCGCGGTGTCGTGGAGGTCGCCGATGCTTCGGCAGGTGATGCCTTCCTCGGCGCACAGTCGCCTGAACCGCTGCCCCGCAGGCTCACCGTCGTAGGCTGCGAGCTCCTCGGAGAGTTCGAAGTTCTCAGTGATCAGCGGGTGTACGGACAGATGTCCGAAGGTGACGTTCGCGAGGTTGCCTGTCGGGTTGATCCTGACGTTGGTCACCCTGCCGAACGTGCGGCTGGTGACCGTTCCCGTCTCGATCGTGACCGCCTCGCCCGGCTGCGTGTAGCTGATCTCGTAGTCGATATCGGAGCCGTCTTGCGTCAGGTTGACCCAGGCCCCGAACGTTTGGTCATTCCTGCCGATGGCCGGGCTGGCGGCCGTGTGGATCAGCGAGCCGTCGCCGTCGTAGACAAGGAGCGTGATGGTTCCCGAGGCGGCTGCGTTGTACCGCAGATCCCACCGGGCCGCCGTTCCGTTCGTGTGGAACCGGAGGAGGATCGCGCCATCAGTCGGTCCCGACGAAGGGATGTTCATCAACCAGCGGATCTGACCAAAGCCCGTCGCGGTGTAGGGAGGAACGGCGGCGGAGAGGCTACCCGTCCCGAGGACAGGCAACGGCTCGGAGCATGCGTACAGGTCGGAGCTGGCAAGCTCGGGAGAGCCGGTCATCGCCGCTGGCGCACCACCCAGCCCGGACGTCCACTGTGTCGACCCGTCGCCGTCTTCCATTGGGAAGTACACAGCTGCCGGGTTCGACGACAAAAGTGCGATCCCGCGGAACATCGTCGACCGCAGTGGCGCCGCCCCCTGGCCGAGGCGCCGCAGGATCCCCGACGCCTCAATCTGCGTCCACACGTCGTTACCGGACGCCTCCCACGACACCGGCCACTCACTGACCTCGCCGTTGAACCGGTCCTGCCCGTCAGTGATCACCGCACCATCGGAGATGGTCCACGTGTTCGGCGCCGAGGCGGTATCGGCGAACGAAGTCGCCCCCCGAGCCTGAGCGCTGAAATCCGGGTTTGCGACCACCGTCCCAGCGATGCCGTCCCGAAGTTCGAAAGCGTGCAGATCGCCCTCGATCGGAAAGGTCGAATCCGACGTTCCCGCGATGATGTCGATGCCCTCGACTTCTCCGAGCTCGATGGGTGAGGTCGAGTCAAAGACGGACGTCGTACCCGAGTTGACGACGGTGGAGCCCAGTTGCGTCCACGATCCCGCGATCGTGTCGGAGGTGTAGAACGTGACGGTGTTCCCAGAGGCGCCGTTGTTCACATCCAAGGTGACCCGGATCGCGAGCCGGCCGAGCGCCGTCGGTATCGAAGCCGTCGAGCTCACCGTTGTCGAACTCGCCAGTGTCCCCCCCGTGGACCACCGGAAGACCAACAGCCCATCAGCGTCGACCTGAAGAACCCACGACCGTTGATCGCCCGTCGTGACGTACTTCCCACACAAGTCCCGGAGCGTCCAACTGGTGGGCGTTAGATCGATCCGGATGTCGATGTCACCGGTGACGCCGAGCGCCGACGTGTCGAGGGCGGTCGCCCGGCCGGGGAGGCTGAGCGCCATCGTCCCCGGCGTCCCATAGATCCGTAGCGGTGTGTTTCTGCCGATCAGCCCGTAGTACGGGCCCATCGGGTTGCGCGGCGCAAATCGGCCCTCAGCGTTGTTCAGCGTCATCACGGCCATACCGCGCTGCGTCTGCGACGCCCAGTCCTTCCGGCCGCGCTCAACTCGGATCGAACCGGAACCGTCCCGGTCGAATACGGTGGCGGTAATGTCCGTCCACCCGCCAGCGTCGATCTCGACCGTCATATCGAGCGGCGTCTCAGGGAAGGTCATGCGAACGCCGCCTCCACTCCGCCGAGCGATTTGACTTCCTTACGGAGCGGGTCGATTACGACCTTCCCAAGGTTCCGGCCGCCGATGTTGAGCGACAGGTGGATGGTGCCTCCGCCGGCTGCTGCCGTGGCTGCCGTTCCGGCTCGCGCGCCGGTAAATGAGGCTGTCGGCGTCATGGTGGCCGCGCCGGCGAGGCTGGAGGCCGCTCGAGTCACCGCCGGGAGTCCCTTCGCCATCCCACCGGCGAGCATGGAGGCGATCTGGCCGCCCGCGTAGCCGTTGTTCAGCACCCGAAGGGGACCTTCCTTGACCGGGGAGCCGGGTAGGTGCCGGGCGATCGTTCCGGCGGCCGAAGAGGCGATGTTCGCCAGCGAGCCGAGCATCGACCGGATGCCGTTGATCAACCCCTGAACAACCTGCTGACCTGCCCGATACAGCAGGCCTCCGAGGTTCCCAAGAGCCCCTCTGATCCGGCCGGGTAGCCCGCGGATGGTCGACAGCACTGAGGAGATCTTCGAGGAGACGGCCCGTACGATCGATCCCATGGCGTCGGACACGATGCGTTTGGCTGTTCCGAAGGCGGTCGATACGCCGTTCTTGATGCCGTTCACTGCGGTCGTGACGATCGTCTTGGCCTTGTCGAACCCGTCCCGCATGACCTTCACCGCGCCCGACAGGACGTTGACGACGCGGGTCACGACAGTGATCGGGTTGGTGAGCAGCTTCAAGACCTCGATGACCTGGCCGATGGAGTCCTTGTTGCGGAGCATCCAGTCGTAGATCTGCGCGAGCTTGTCGATCCAGCGGGCGATGACCGGGAGAGTCGCTGCGATGTTCCCCAGCAGTTTCGGCAGCAGGTCAGGGTTTCGCGTCACGACGTCGGACAGAATGAGGACCGCGTCGGTGATGGACTTCATGATCCCGGGCAGTGCCGGGCCGAGAGAGGTCAGCAGCGTGTTGAACGCGTCCGTGACTGGCTTGATCGCTGGCCGCAGTTGCTCGAGCGACGTGAAGAACTGGTTCGAGAAGTCGGTGATGACCGGCGCCATCGACTTGAACGCCTGACGCAGGTCCGGAGTGAACCGGTCGAATGTGCGCCGGGCGAACTTGGCGATCGACAGGAGCGTGGACTCGAACGGCTTCGAGATCTCCTTCATCACCTTCACGACATGCGCGGCCAGCCCAGAGAACGCCTTCTTCACCTTCTTGGACTGCGCAGCGGCCAGGATGCCGATCGCCGCGAGACCGCCCCCGAACGCGGCCACGACGCCGCTGGCGGCGACCACGGCGACCGCCGGGAGTGCGCCGATCGCCGCCGTCACGCCCGAGATCGCGAGCAGCCAGTGCGAGCCGAACAACGCGGAGAACTGGCGGGAACTCGCCGCGAGTGATGCGAACGACGACTCCGCGGCGGGCCCGACGTTGCGGAACAGGCGGGAGGTGTCCTTGTCGACCTTGTCGGCCTCACGGGACACCTGCCGGAACACCTTCGAGGCCCGGTCGCGGGCGAAGATGTTGAACGCCAGCGTCGTGTCAGCCACAGCTCACCTCCCGGAGTTCCTCGTCTGCGCCCACTCGGCCGCCCACCGGCTGTACTCGACGAACTCGGCCACGGTCAGCCGGCCGATGTCCCACGGATGCAGCCCGAACAGGTGCGAGAACAGCGGCGCACACTTCAGCCGCTGGTGCCGGAGGGATCGGCGGGGGTCTCTTTTGGGGCTTCGCCGACCACCTCGGGCAGGTCGGCTTCCATCACGTCCAGCGCGGCGAGGAACTGGCGCCGCTCGTCCTCGGACAGGTCGGCTTTCGCCGCGGCGGCGCGCATGTCCGCGAGCTCGCCGGAGTCGAACTCGACCGACAGCTCACCGGCCCTCCGAAGGTGGACGTCAGAGAACCGGATGCCGGGGGTGTCCCGCCGCAGCAACACCCACAGCAGCGCCCTGCGCGCCCGAGCGCCGCCCATGACGACCTTGCCCTTGAACTCCTCGAACGTGATGTTCAAGGCGTCCTCGATCAGCTCAGCCTCTTCGTAGGGCAGGTCGTCGGGCTTGTAGTCCCAGCGGCGTTCTTCGCCGCCCTCGGGCGTGTGAATCACGTACACGGCAATCCCCTACTAGTCTGCGATCTTGTTGGCGACGTCGTTCATGACGTCGATCAGGTCACGGCGAACCGAGTCGGCGTGCCCCTCGACCCGCTCGGTGAAGAACCCCTTGCGGACCTTGGTGACGAACCACAGCGACTTCCCGGTCTTGCTCTTGCGGCGGCCGAACGTCGGGTGCCGGAGGGAGCCTTTGTCGATGTCGCCGACGGCGCGCGCCTTCTTCTGACCCTTGGCGCGGCCGAGCAGCCGGATACCGACGTCCCGGCCGGTCGCGCGCCGGGACGAGCTCAGCCGGAACGACTTCTGCAGGACCGGCGAATACCCCGACGGCATGTAGCTCGGGATGTTCGCCTTGACGTCCGCCCGGATCGGCTTCACCGTGCGGTTGATTCCGCGGTACAGCTCTTTCCGCAGCTCATTGTCGCCGTGCTTCTTCAGCCGGCGGGCGAGCGCGCCGAACTGCTCCGCGCCGGTGACACGGATCTCGACCGACATCAGGAGGTGTTGCGGGCGATGCCATCCGGGTCCGACAGCGGCCACTCGACCTCGACCGTCGCGAGCTCGCCCACCGAGTTCCCGAACGGGTTGTACTGCGACACCAGGTACGAGCCGACGTACTCGGGGTTAGTCGCCGCGATCGACGCCGACGTCGGGCGGACCTTCACCACCACGACCGTCCCGCGCGCCGCCCACAGGGTGGCGTCGACCGCGGACGCGGCGAAGTCCTGATTGAAGTTGATCGAGATCGTTGAGTCCTGAAGGCCCGCGATCCGCGAGCGACCGGAGTCGCCCATCGCGGTGTCCTCCAGCTCCTCGTACTCGATCGGCAGCTCGACCGAGGTCACCCAGTCCGACAGGTCAACGCTGTTGACCTCGACGCGGGCGTCCATGAAGGCCAGCGTGGCCATGGCGTCTCCTCACATGAGAAAAGGCCACCGCGACGCGATGACCTGACAGGTTGAGCTGGGGTTACTTGATGCCGATGGCGCCGGCCACGACGAACGTGCCGGTGATGGCGGTGACGTTGAACCGCCAGTGCGTCTCCCCGGAGAAAGGGCCCGCGACGCGGGTCATCCACGTCCCTCCGGCGGTCGTGATCGGGCCGATCGTCGCCCGCGAGGTCGGGTCGGAGAACCCGGCCGCATCGTCAGACTCCACGTCCACAGTGATGGTCGTGCCGGCGGCGAGGACATGCAGAGTCGCATACACGTACTGGCCCGCAGCGGGCGCGCCGAGCTCCAGCACGGATCCGAGCGCGCCGGTTGCGCTGACCGAGCCGCGGGCCTTGGCGTACTGGCCGCGCACCAGGCCGGCTGAGCCGTTGCTCTTGGCGCCTCGCAGTGTCAGCTCGAACGGCAGTATCGAGCCGATCTCGTCGCCGAGCTGGTAGGAGAACGACCGGGCCTGGTACATGAACGCCGGGGCCGCCTCGGTGCCGAGAGGGACCTGCGTGACGGCCTGTACGGTGCCGCCGAGCATCGCGAACACCGCGTCGTCGACCGCGTCGGTTCCGGCCTGCCAGAAGCCCGACTGGGACGCCTCGACGTCCTCCAGCGTCGCTTTACGCTGCCGGCCGGTGTTGCCGAAGACGGTCGTTTCCCGCTCATCGAACGGGGCCTCCAGGGAGGCTTCGCGGGTGTCGCTGGTGAAGTCGTGGCCGCCGACGAGGGTCACCAGGTTGGTGAACGCGAACGTGCTCACGGCGCCTTCTTCGCGGACTTGCGCCGGATGATCCCGGCGGCCTCCAGCTTGTCGATCCGGGTCTCGCCAGGATGCAACCGCACCACACGACCACGGGGCACGCTAACCCCGTCCAGCCCGGCGACCTTGCCCATGACCACTTCGCAGTCGACGAGCTCGCCGTCGACCAGCCGAAGCAGGTGCGGGCGGCACCGGTCGTTGGGGACGGTCATGTGGCCGCCGATCGCGAGCGCCGTGCACTTGTCCTCGACGCAGATACCCATCTCTCAACTCCCTTGCGCGATGGCTTGCAGGTCGAACTCGCCGGCGAGGTACTCGGCCACGCCGACCGCGACCATCCCGAGCGGCCGGAACGAGATGACGTTGCAGTCGTCGACGATCCCGCCGAGTGTCTTGTCGCCCTCGATGGCCGCAATGATCGACTTCGTGCCGGTGGGGTTGGCGTACTCGGCGAGCAGCTGCTGGCCGACCCTGTCGAGCGCGGCGGACACGAACACGGTTACGGTGGGTTCGAGCTGGAAACGGCCGCGCTGCATCGTGGCGTGGTACCGCGGGATCGTTGGCACGCCCACGAGGGCCTGCGGCGGGTTGATCTGGTCGGCGATGAACTCGCTCGTACGCAGCCCCGAAATGGTCGCCAGGCGCGTTTCGATGCCCTGCATCACCTGCAGGATCGTCGGAGCGGCCATTCAGGCCACCAGGATCGGGCTGTTGACGTACGGGTGGATCCGCAGCCACACGTTCGGGTTCTCACGGGCGCGGATCCGGCCGAAGTCGCCGTACCCGCCGGCGCCGAACGGGGTGTCCTTGGTCTTGAAGATGTCCTCGGCGAGGATCAGCGTTGCCTCTTTGATCGGCGCCGGTACGGCCGTCCACCCCCACCGCGCAGTAACACGGATCGAGGCCCGCTCGGTGCGGTGCGGGAAGTACGTCCGCACGGTCCGGATCTTCCAGAACGGCCACCCGGTTTGACCGTCCACGACGCCGTTCAGCGGATACAGCTCGTAGTCGGCCGCGTCCAGCGTGGTCTCGAACGTGCCGTCGGAGCCCGAGTCGATCTCGATCACCAGACCGTCCGTGGTGGAGAAGTCGTCCACGACGACCCGGCACCGGGTGTCCGGGTAGAACAGACGCGCGGACGCGTTCCCAGCGTCGTTGAACTGCCGGTGACAGCACGACTCGATGCCGCGCGATGCGACCGCGAGAGCAGCCGTCAACGCCGTGTCATCCGCCGTGTCGCCGATACTGAGGCGCGCCTTCAGCTCGCTCAGGAGCGCGTACGAGTCGCCGAGTGCCACCGTTCACCCCTCCCGGGCCTGCTGAAGGTCGAAGGTGTACTCGTCGAGGAACAGTGCGCCCTTTTCGTGGGTGGTCTTCACCGCAGTGTCCACGTGGACGGGAATGTCGACGGCCGCGAGGCGGATGCAGAACGACAGATCCTCGGAGAAGGTGCGGGGCTTGCCGCCTCGGTCGCCGGTCGGGTGGGTGATCTGGTCGAACCAGGCGTCCCCGTAACGCTCCCGTACGGCCTGCAGCGCCCGCCGGTGGATGAGCAGGCAGGCGGCGCCGGTCCCGGCGACTTGGACGACCTGGTCGCGCTGGTAGTCGAGGATCGGCCTGAATCCGACCTCGTCCTCCAGCTGGAGGTACTCGTACACGGTCGGGGAGATGCGCATCCGCTCGGCGTGGAAGTCACCGCGGCCGGCGCGCTTCATTGCGAAGCACAGCCCGCCCATGACCGGCCGCAGCTCGGGGTCGGCGGACTTGATGAGCCTGTCGACGGTGTCGGGGGCGAACCCCATGTCGGAGTCGATGAACCACAGCCATTCGGCGTCGTGGTCATCGAGGAAAGAGCGGGCGATGTCGTTGCGGCCGGCTGCAACTCCCATCGCGCCTACGATCTTCCGCATCTCGCCGCCGCCGGGCCGTACGATCCGCTGCGGGCCGGTCAGGTCATGCAGGAACAGGTCCCGCAGAGACAGGCCGAAGCACGCGGACCACTGCCCTGGGTCGAGGTAGGCGACCAGTGCAGTCCCCTCGGTCACGTGGTGCGCTTCCGGGTGGCCTGCCGCTTCTCGCCGGGCGCCCGGGTGGCCTGCTCAACGGGCGCGTCCTGCTCGGCGCGCTCAGCGTCGGAAGTGAACAGCCACGGGTACGCCTTCACCAGCGGGTCATCGGACCGATAGGTGTCGGCTGGAAGCGGGGTGATCAGGGCGCCGGACTCGGGGTGCCGGACCGCCACGACCTCAGTGGCACGGACGTACTGCACAGCCGTTCTCCTATCAAGAGTTGAGGGCGGCCGGGGCGGAGTAGGGGGCCCGCCCCGGCCACGATCATCAGGCGCTCGTCTTGTCGATCAGAAGACGGAACGCCAGGTCGTTCACGCTGTCCGAGCCGTTGCGCCAGTGCATGTACCAGGCGCGGCGGCCGTCGGGCAGGTTGTTGGCGGTGTTGAACATGTGCGGGATGAACTCGACGCTCGTGCCGCCGGGCTTGTCGATGATCACGAAGTTCGAGAAGTCGCCGTAGATGATCTCCGCGTCCAGCGCGGTGGTCGTCTGGGTGGACGGGGCGTCGTCGGACTCGACCATCGGCCGGCCGAGCAGACGGTCGGCGACCGGCTGGGTGATGTCGGTCGAGTAGCTCGCCGACAGCGCCGTGCCGAGCGCCTTGACCGCCAGAGAGAACAGCGGGTTCATCAGCCAGGTGCCGCGGCCACGCCACCGCACCGGCACGGACCGGTACAGGTTGTGGATGTCCACCAGGCCGATCGTGTTCGCGGTCGTCGCAGAGATCTCGACGTTGGTGTTAGCGTCCAGCGCGGTGAAGATGCCGAACGGCTGCGAGGAACCGGAGCCGGTGGCGTGCGCCGCGCCCTCCAGCCGGTCCTTGGCGTCCGCGAGGATCATCAGAACGTCGCTGGACAGCGCCGCGATGTCCTCAAAGGACTCGATCGACGCCTGCACGAGCGCCTGCGCCTTGTAGGCGGTGACGCTGACCCTGCCGAACGCCGGAGTGTCGTCGGACACCTCGACGAGCTCACCATCCCACGAGGCGGTGCTGCCCGCGGTGGTGACGCCGTTCCACACGCTGCCCTCGGTCAGGGTGACAACCCGGGCGAGCTGGCGGATGTTGTTCGAGCTGCCGCTGTTGGTCATGATCAGCGACGGGTCGAGATGGGTCGGCACCAGGAAGCCGCCCGCGGTGTTGGTGCCGACGGCCATCGCTGCCCGCTCCTCGGTGGTGAGGAACGCCTCGCGGCCGGTGACCATCTTGGCGAAGCCCTCGGCGTACTCCTCGCGGCTGCGCGCGAGCAGGTTCGCCGACCAGCGGGTGTCGCTCGCGTGCCGCTTCAGGATCCGCTCGAAGTGCGCCTGGTTGTCGCCGTCCTCGATCCGGTCCTCGTTGACGCGGAGAAGGCCGTCGGTGAGCGCGCGGCGGTACTCCCGCTCGCCCTGGTCCGCGCGCCGCTCCAGCGCGGCGAACGGGTCGGCGCTCCGGTTGAACGCGGGCGCCGCGGGCGGGGTGGTCGACTCGACGTGGCCCGGGACGGAGGCGTAGCGCGCGGCCTGCGACCGGCGCTCGTCAATGGTCTTCAGGGCCCGCTCGGTCTGCTCGACGTAGGCGACGCCCTCATCCCACGAGCGCTGCTCGTCCTCGGACAGCTGACGGCCGTCAGCGCGGGTGTGCATGTCGGTGAGACACGACCGGACGTACGCCAGGCCGTCCCTCAGCTCGGTCTCGTTCACGAGATCTCCTTGAGCTGGAGGCCGCGCAACAGCGCGGCTCGTTCATCGGTGGACAGACCCGAGGTGGCCGATCGGCCGGGCTCGGTCGGACCCTCCGAGGTGACCATCAGGTCGGGCTCGTCGGCGTCCTGGGGTGCTCGCAGTTCCGCGGCGAGCTCGCGTATCAGGGCGGCACGGTCGCCGCTGTCGAGGTGGGCGAGCATCGAACGCACACCCACCGTCGTGGACTCGTAGGCGGGGAACACCACCGGGCCGAGCTCGTACAGCTCAACCTCGCGGATGGTTCGCAACTCGACGTCACCGTCTCGGCGGGTCCACTTTTCGCCGTTCGCGGGGACCTTGAACCGGAACGACATGCCATCGATGGCGCCGCCAGCGATCGCCTGCCGGATCGGCTCGACCACCGGGTTGTCGAACAACCGAGCCCGCACGAACAGGCCGCGGTCGTCCTCGCGGACCTCGTCGAGGGCGCCGATCGGCACCGAGCCCGTACGGACGTCCTGGCCGTGGTCGAACTGAAGCACCGGCTTGCGGGCGTTCAGCGTGCGGGTGAACGCGCCACGAGCGAGCTGCTCGTCGAACGTCCCTTCCCACGAGTCGATGCGGGTCGGGGTGTCGAACACCGCGGCGTAGCCTTCGAGTGTCCGGCCGTCGCCGTCGGCGGCCTCGGCGCGGAACTCGAACGCCCGCGTGCAGAACCGGGGTGGCTTCACTGCTGGTCACCATCCTCGCCGCCAGCGGGCGGCTCATCGCTGGGTTGTGCCGAGTTGGCGGGCTGGAGCTGGACAGAGAACAGCCCGGAGTGCTCGAGACGCGACCAGTCGTTCTCCGTGACCGCGGTCTTGACCGACTCGGCGGTGTAACCGGCGTCCAGCAGCGTCCGGATGGTGCGGGACTCCACACCCTGGATCTCCGCCCGGTCCTTCTCGTCCTCACGCAGAAACGCGATGTCACGATCGTCGTGCCAGAGCCGTACTGTCCCGGGCGCTGCGTCACGCGGCAGCCGCACGAGAGACGCCAGCGCCGCACTCCCAGACCGCCACTGCGGCCGGGCCCAGTGGTCGCCGAACTTGCGGCGGGCCATCCCGTAATTGGAGTACGTCGCCGCCTGCAGCCCCTCGGAGAGGCCGACGATGATCGGAGGGACACCAGCGTCTGCGCAGATGCGGGTCTCGCCGGCACCCTGGGTGTTCTTGAAGTCGAGCTGCTTCAGGTCCGCGGTCAGCGCTGTCACGTCCGCGCCGCCGCCGAGGTAGACGGTCTTGTAGGCGTTGTGCACGCCCTGGTGCTGCTGATCCATCTTCTCGACGAACTCGGCGAACTGCGACGGGGTGACGGTCTCCTTCAGCGACACCGCCAGCGAGGGGGTGGCGCCGTTGGTGAAGAACTTGCCCTTGTGGATCGTGGCGGCCTTGTCTGCGGTGATCTCATTGATCACCGGCGTGATCCACGACATGCCGCGATACAGCGCATCCGGGTCCGGAATCGGCGACCAGTGGCACACCGGGTCGACACCGGCGACGTACAGCCTTGACTCGCCGCCTGAGCCAATCCCACCGGCCGTGTACCGGTAGCCGATCACGTCGGACTCAACGGCGTCGCTCGGCGGGGCAGTCAGGATGATCTCGACCCAGTCCGGCCGCAGCCGGCGGATCCGGTCGCGCTCCCGCACGGCGAAGAAGTTCCCCGAGAGGCTGACGTCCTGCTCCATGCGGGACAGCAGTTCACCGGTGGTGCCGTTCGGCCAGGGCGTCTCCAGGATCGCGAGCTCAGGCGTCCCAAACAGGTCACCCGGGCGGCCGTTGTTGATCCGCTGCCACTGGAAGCGCGCCTCGCTGAACAGCAGCATCCGGGCCAGCACGCAGGCAAACACGACCCCATTGGCCTTGTAGGCACCGCTGGTGTACCCGCGGAAGCTGTTCTCGACCTGCTCGACGTTGGTGTACGTGCTCCCACCGAACAGCGGGTAGCTCATCCCACCGAACTGGAACGCTTTGTCGGCCGCCCAGTCGTCGATCGTGTACCGCTGCTCACTGCCGCGGCCGAGCGCACGCTGAAGGAGGTTCACCTACCGGCCCCCTTCGGTGCAACGTCGACCAGCAGCAGGCACGAGCCGGCCAGCAGCCCGCCGGCGGCCATCAGCGCCACCGCGACGCCGGCGGCAATGCCGATGCCGACAACCAGGAGCAGGCAGCCGACGACGAAGCCGAGCCGCGTCCACGCGAGTGGGGACAGCCGGATCACCGGAACACCACCATCGGTACCGGGGCCTCCTCAGCTCTCGCGCAGGCCCGGTCGTGGGCCATCACCGCAGCCACCGCGAGGTCGATCTTCCGCGGTGACTCCTTGGCGTCCTTGACGATCCGCGACCCACGCTGATCGGTCCGGATCATGCAGTTGTCCATGTGGCGTGCCAACCTCGGGTCTCCAGAGTGCGAAAGGCCGCGATTCAGAACCGCCTCGTAGAACCGCTGCGTGGCCGGCACCATCCGCTGTGGGGACTGCGGGAACTCCACGATCGGAAGCCCTTCGTCCTCAAGCACCTGGTACGTGCGTGCCCACCGGAACGGGTCACAGGCGATCTCCCGCACCTGGTACGTGCGGCATGCCGCCCGGATCGCATCCTCGACTTCGGCGATCGGCACTCGCCAGCCCGGCGCGGCGTCGGTCGGCCTCTCCCAGCACTTCACGACGTCGATGTGCGGCCTCTCCCCGACCTCCACGGCCACGAGGGCAGTGGAGTCGTTGGAAAACGACCCATCGAAGCCCAGCACGACCTCGGCGAGGTCCGGGATCGACCGCTGCTCCTTGCAGGAGTCCCACACACCGGCGGGGAGCCACGCCGTGGCGGTGCTCACCCACTGGTTGCAGCGCTTGGTGCGGTACTCCGGCTCAGGGGTGCGCAGGACCGCGGACGCGAAGTCCTCAGCGTCCACCAGGTCGGCGTAACCCGGGTTCGCCTCACGCCACGTCACCGGGTCCCGATGGTCGGCCTTCGGATCCGAGGGCTCCCACCAGGCCATGAAGAACGACGGGTCGTCCACCTCGCCGGCTGCGACCCGCTTCCCGTGCTGGTACAGCGTGTAGCACAGCGAATCCGCGCCGGTGGAGTCCGTACGGACACCCGCGGTGGTGATGCCGACCATCAGCGGCTCGACACGGGCGCCGGACGCGAGCGCCATAACGTCCCACAGCTCACGGTTCGGCTGGACGTGCACCTCATCGAAGATGACCTGGTGAGGGTTCAAGCCCTCCTTGGTGAACGCCTCAGCCGACAGCGCCCGGTACACCGATCCGGTTGAGGGCACCTCGATCACGTCGCGGTACAGCTTGCACACGTCGGCGAGCTCAGGCTCCATCTCGACCATCCGCCGCGCGGTGCCGAAGACGATCTTCGCCTGTTCCTTCTCACCGGCGCACGAGTACACCTCGCCGCCCTCGGGACCCATCACCAGCCCGTACAGCGCCAGGCCGGCGCCGAGTGCTGACTTGCCGTTCTTCCGGGCCACCCCGATCAGCGCCTGACGGTGCCGGTACCGGCCATCCGGCCGGCGGGCGAGCAGATGCCCAACTGCCTGGCGCTGCCATGGGCGCATCAGGATCGGCGACCCGGCGCCGCCAGCCACCGAGTCCTTGGTGACCTTGCACAGGGCCTCGATGAACTCGCAGGCGTTCTCGCCATCGCCCCGCGCCACGTCAGCGGCCGGGACCGGGGTGAGCCACCGCGGCGGCCAGCCGTCAACCCTGGCGCTTGGCACGCAACGCCTCAAGCTTGCTCACCCGCGTCACCTCGGCCACACCAAGCCGAGTCCGCGCCGCCGGATCGAACCCGAGTGCCGCGAGCGCCGACGCCAGCTCCCGCTGGAACGTGGCAACCATCCGGCCGTCACCCGGGTCCCGCGTTGCCCGGTAGCGCTCGCGAGCCACCGCGATGTCATCGGCCAGCCGGCACGCGTGCTCCACCGCGGTGACGTCCGAATGCGGGCTCAGCCACGAGATCGCCGTATTCCAGGCCCGCTCCCACAGATGCCGAGCCGGAAGGCCGAAGTCGGACGGGCACTCGGGGACGCCGTCGGCCATCGGGAGCGCGACGACCTCGCCGACCTTGGGTAGTGGGCGCTTGCCCGGGTTGCCGATCTTCCGCTTGAGCTCGGCTGGCTTCGGGGGTCGTCCTGCAGTAGCCATACCGCGAAACCCCCTTG